AGCATTGCCAGCGGATGTCACTGTAGTAGAAGATTTTACGGAAGCATCATTAGAAGGCGATGACGATGATATTGATCAGGCTGAGGACACTGTCACTATCTTATCAAACTTCATTGATCAACAAAATTTGACTAATGTTGATGGTATTAAATTGAAGACTCTAATGCGAGAACTGTACGTCGAAGCACTATCTTCGGAAACAATTGAATAATGATTACATTTAATAAATTGCGATGGAAAAATTTCATAAGCACTGGCAATGTGTTTACTGAGATTACACTAGATGATGAAGCATCTACGCTAGTCATTGGCGGCAATGGTTCTGGCAAGTCTACATTCTTAGATGCAATTTGTTTTGCGTTGTTTGGTAAGCCATTTCGTAACATTAACAAACCTCAGCTTGTCAATACGATCAATCAGAAAGATGCAGTTGTTGAAGTCGAGTTCACTACAAATGATAAAGCATATAAGATCATTCGTGGAATGAAACCAAACATTTTTGAAATCTACTGCGATGGCAAGCTAATCACACAAAGCGCAGCAGTAAAAGACTATCAGGAACACTTAGAGAAATTCATTCTCAAATTGAACTACAAGTCGTTCACTCAAATCGTTATTTTGGGTAGTGCATCGTTTACTCCATTCATGCAGTTGGCTGCAGCCGAACGTAGATCGATCATTGAAGATTTGCTAGACATCCAGATTTTCTCGCGCATGAATTCTGTACTGAAGGATAAAAACGCAACACTAAAAGAAGACTTGAATAATGTCAAGTATAGCATGGACTTGATCAAAGAAAAAGTCACGATGCAAACTAAGTACATCAACAACATCAAACAAGATAAGCAAAATCAAATTGACGTTTACAATGAAAACATCAACTCAGAACTTGAAAACGTAAATACTTATACCAAAAACGCTGCTGCACTGGCATTAAAAATTAGCAATCTTGAAGATTCTGTTGCAGACAAGGAATCTAACTCAAAGATGATGACAAAGTATAGCGGTCTAAAAGACACTCTAAACAAAACGTCATTGAAAGTTGATAAGGATATAAAATTTTATACAGAAAACAATGACTGCCCCACATGTAGGCAGACATTGACAGATTCGTTTAAGTCTAATATGATAGAAGAGCGCAAAGTAAAGCTTACGCAAGTCCTTGACGGAATGAAGACTCTATCTGTAAAGAGTGATGAAGTTAATGCAAGACATGAAGAAATCATTCAAATACTGAAAGATGTTGCAGCAAAAGAAAAGGCATTGAATGTGATTCAAAGTCAAATCATTGCTAGTCAAAGATACATTGAAAATATAAGAAAAGAAATTGTAAACCTATCCGCAGAGACTGGTAACATTGAAGTCGAACAATCTAAGTTGACTGCATTAGAAAAGTCTCATCGGGATCATGAAAATGTTATTCGTGATCTGACAGAGAAGCGTTCCTATTTTGATGTTGCTGCTACTCTACTGAAAGACACTGGCATCAAGACTAAGATTATTAGGCAGTACATTCCAGTCATCAATAAGCTAGTCAACAAGTATCTTGCGACAATGGACTTTTTCGTGAACTTTAATCTGGATGAGTCGTTCAAAGAAACTATCAAGTCGCGTCACCGTGATGAATTTTCTTATGCATCATTCTCTGAAGGCGAAAAGCAACGAATCGACATGGCACTTATGCTTACATGGCGCGCAGTTGCAAAGATGAAGAACTCAGCGAACACAAACATTCTGATTCTGGATGAGGTGTTTGACTCTTCGCTAGATACTAATGGTACAGAAGACTTGATGAAAATCTTAGGTATGTTGGACGATACTAACTTGTTCGTGATATCACACAAAGGTGACATCTTGCAAGACAAGTTTAGGAATGTGATTAAGTTTGAGAAGGTGAATAATTTTTCAAGGATGATAAAATGATTGATATTAATGAAGTAGGATTAAAGCTAGTCGAGGAATCTAGCGGCATATTGACACAGACATGTGGCGATTTTGATTTTCAGGATCCAATGGTAGATCCTAAAGAACTTGCACAGAAGTTGCATTTTCATATGATTCGTAACGATGGACTTGGCATTTCTGCTTGTCAGATCGGTATACCACTAAGGGCATTCGCTATGCGTATTGAACAAGATACTCCTTTTGTGTTGTTCAATCCTAGGATCGTAAACGTATCTGAAAAAGAAATTCCCATGAAAGAAGGCTGCTTAAGCTTTCCTCTTTTGTTTTTGAATGTGAGGCGCCCAGACGCAGTTAGACTTAGATACCAGACAGAGACTGGTGAAACTGTCACCAATCAATTCATTGGCATGACAGCACGGATTGCGTTGCATGAAATGGATCACATGAACGGTGTAGTATTCACCTCTAGAGCTTCGCAGTATGTGACTCAAAGAGCGTTGCGTAAGCGTATGATTCTAAAAAGAAAAGTTAAGTGATCATATGATCAAAGAAAAATACCTCGGTGCATACATGAAGACTGCAAAAATATTTGCGGGATTAAGTAGTGCGCGGCGTAAACATGTTGGAGCTATCATCGTCAAAGATGATAGGATTATTTCCATTGGATACAATGGCATGCCGTCTGGTTGGGACAACAATTGCGAAGATGAAATTCGTTACCCTGATGCAGAAGGCGTTGCATTAAAAACTAAGCCAGAAGTTCTTCATGCCGAATCGAATGCAATCGCTAAGTTAGCCAAGTCTACCGAAAGTGGTGATGGCGCATCTATGTTTATCACTTGCAGTCCATGCATAGAATGTGCTAAAATGATCTACCAGGTAGGCATCAAAGAAATCTTCTATGGAGAAGACTATAAGAGTGATGCTGGCTTAGCTTTCCTAAATAAATGTGGAATTAAACTAATGAAATTAGACGATAATGATCTTATGTCTAAAATTAGTATATCTGAAAAGTTGTCGAAAATGTCTAACACTTGAATGAAAAGGTAATATGAATGTCTAATAATGTAACAGAAACAACACAATACGAAAGTTGCATTGGAGAAAAAGTTGAGTTGCCTAAACCAACTTCTCTATTCGAATTCATGGAATTGGATGAAGAAGAAAAGATTCATCTAGAACAAGACACGGATAAAGAATGGAAGAAGCATTGGGTAGGCATGCCCGAATATTCGCAAGATGATAATCCTCCATACAAAAAACTTATTGTAAGCTTTAGAACGAAAGAAGATTATGAAGAATTCTCTAAGTTAATCGACCAAGCCCTTAGCGAAAAAACTAAGAGTATTTGGCATCCAAAACTAGACAGAGATGCTAATGCACTTCGACGTTGGATTCAGGACGAATCGTGATGAACCCTAACCATCCAGTATACATTATATCGAAGGGTCGCGCAGACTCTATGTTTACTTCTCGTTCACTTGCGAGAATGAGAGTTCCTCATTATATTGCAATTGAACCTCAAGATAAAGAACCGAATGAAAAGGCGCTTGATACTTTTGGTATTAGAGACTATGTGACGTTGCTTGTCGCACCATTCAGCAATCATGGTGACGGTCCAGGACGCGCTAGAAATTGGTGCTGGGATCATGCCATCACAATCGGCGCTGCAAAGCATTGGGTGCTTGATGACAATATTAATGATTTCTATCGGCTTCACCATAACCAAAGAATTCGTGTAGAATCTGGTGCTATCTTTAAAGCAGCAGAAGACTTTGTTGATCGATATGAGAATGTTCCCATCTCAGGCTTTCAATATAGATTCTTTATTGCACCCAACTCAAAGTATCCTGCGTACTCAAAGAACACTCGAATTTATTCTTGCTTACTAATTGACAATAACTGTAAGCACCGTTGGCGTGGTCGATACAATGAAGACACTGATATTTGTCTGCGAGTACTTAAAGATGGTGATTGCACAATTCAATTTAATGCATTCTTGCAGGGTAAAGCCGCAACACAGACTGTTAAAGGTGGTAATACAGAGGAATTCTACCACAAAGAAGGTACGCAAGATAAGACACAATGGCGAGACGGTACATTGAATCCTGAAGGCACAATTAAAAAGTCTCAGATGCTTGTCGATTTACATCCTGATGTATCTAAGATAGTATGGAGATATGGCAGATGGCATCATTATGTTGATTATAGTCCATTCAAAAAGAATGCTTTGAGATATAAGCCTGGAATCGTGATTGACTCTAAGCCGAATAACTATGGTATGAAGCTGACTACAAACTTTACAGGATAATAATTATGAATACTATGCTAGTATACTTAGGATGTATTTTCTATACAGTATACATATATACTATATTGTTTACGCCCAGCTGTATTTTGGAACTAATTTCAGCTAAAGTACTAGCATTTCCTATGGACAATCGCCTATCCAGAAGGTTTTTTAAGCTGGATTGACGAAAATCGTTGCTTTTTTGCAACAAATCCTAAAAAAGGTGTTGACGACACTGGCAAACCTGCTATTATAGAGTCTTAGTGATTGAGATTTAAGGAGAAAGCATGTCCTACGTCGAACACCCCGAAGCTTACGAGCGCGCCACGGTGCGCAACATCGTCAACAACGCCCGCAAGACGTTCTACCGTACGGTGCCCGATGCGAGCCTGATCGAGGAGTACCTGTACGCCCAGCCTGAGCGCAACCAGTTTGCGCAAAGCCTTCGTGCCTCTCTGAACAGCTATGGCAAGCTGACGGAAAAGCAGTGTCAAGCCGTCCGTAACTCTATGGAGCGTGATGCCACCCGTAAGGCTGAGTGGAAAGCCAAGGCTGCTGCTGCGGCTGCGAGCCAAAAGTTCGTTGGCGAAGTCGGCAAGAAGCTGACGCTGACGATCACCGTCAAGAAGGAAATCACCGTTGAGCGTCCTCGCTTCCACTACTACGATAGCGGCATGGCTTGTCTCCGGATCTGTCAGGACGAGCAAGGTAACGTTATCGTCTTCTCTGGTAGTGCTGCCTTTCCGCGGGAAGGCGAGACTGCTACCATCACCGCTACGGTGAAGTCTCACCGCGTTTACAATCGTGACGGTGTGGAAACGCCTCAAACGACAATTATCCGTCCCAAAGTTGTTGTTTAAAAACAACACCGCTGGTTGCTTTTGGCCAGCGGCTGATGTATAATGGACGCATAACTTGAAAGACGACACCAAAATGCTTAATACGAATATCGCCCGCTCCAATCTGGCTAAGTTGCTAGCCACGGAGAACCTCACCGTGTCTTATAAGAAGGTTGAAACGGCATCGTTTAACCTGGCTACCCGGGAGCTTATTCTTCCCATTTGGAATGACGTTACTCCTGAGCTTTATGACCTGCTAGTTGGTCACGAGGTCGGTCACGCCCTGGACACTCCTAAGAAGTACATGGAAGATGCCACTAAGGGTGGACGTAATTTTGCGAACTTCCTCAACGTGGTTGAGGATGCACGTATTGAACGGAATATTAAGAACCGGTACCCTGGTCTGCGCAAGCCCATGGCTATCGGTTATCGTCAACTGGTTGATCGTGACTTTTTTGGAATCAAGGACAAGAACGTTTCCTCAATGTTGTTGATCGACCGTATCAACCTGTACTTTAAGGTTGGTGCATTTTCTGGTGCCACTTTTTCGGATGTCGAACAGCCCTTCATCAAGGAGATTGAGGACGCAATCTCCTATGAGCAGGTCGAGGATATCGCAACTCGCCTGTATGCGTACTGCAAGGAAGAATTGAAAGAAAAAGAACAGCAGGCTCAGGAACGCCATGCTATGAAGCAGGAATCTGGCGACGATTCTGAGGATAATTTCAGTTCCGATGAGGATATGGATCAGGACGATGATCAAGAGCCGTCTTCTGTAGAGAATCTGGATCCCGAGGACTTTGATGATGGTGATCAAGACTCGACCGAGGAAGATTCGGAAGAATCCACTGGATCGAAAATGGGCAATGAGGACTCTGCCGTTGAGGACTATGAAGGTGAGGTTAAGTCTTTGACTTCCGAAGCCCTTGAAAAGAATCTGAAGGATCTTACAGAAACCAAATCCATTCAAGTTGGTCAGGCACCTGCGGCTGGAGATTTTGATCTGGAAGAAATTATCATTCCGTTCAAGAATCTTTCTTTCTTTGAGGCTGACTTCTACACCTCAGAATGGTTCATGCCTAAGATGTTGTCGGAATTCGAAAACAAAAACAAGAATGCGATTTCGTACCTTGTCAAGGAGTTCGAACTGAAAAAGAAGGCTGCGGAATTGCGGCGCGTCACTGTAGCAGACTCTGGTACACTGAACACCAACATGCTGCACTCTTACAAATTCAATGACGATATCTTTCGTAAGATTGGTTCTATTGCTGCTGGTAAGAATCACGGCATTGTTCTCTTCGTTGACTGGTCTGGTTCTATGCAGGACAACATTCAAGGCACCATTGAACAGTTGCTTACGTTGACTACATTCTGCCGCAAAGTTAATATTGCGTTCGATGTGTATGCATTCACTACCAACTTTGTGAAGTCTTCTTTTTCGCAACGGGTGAAGACTGGCGGTCAGAAAGACACTCTAGAGCTTTCTCCTTTCGGGCTGATGAACATTCTTTCTAGCAATATGAAAAACCAAACTTACAAAAAGTTTGCTAATGACTTGCTAAGTTTTGCGTTTTTTCAGACTAATTATTACACGGAAGGTGGGCGCCGAATTCTGGGTCGTGACTATATTTCAGAAACCCACGCGCTTGGTGGTACTCCTTTGAATGCTACTATCATGGTTGCAAGTGAAGTTGTTAACGCCTTTCGTGCTAAGAATAAGTGTGAAATTGTGAACGTGGTTTTCTTGACCGACGGCGAAGATAATGATAGCGCATACACCTGTGGTGATCGGAGCCGTGCTTATGGTTATGCTGAAAATAAAATCAGGATCACTTCTTCCAATAATCAGATCGTAAGCTTTATTGAAGATAAGGCTACTCGGAAAACGTATCGTGTCGGTAGTCTGGGCATCACTCCTACTCTGCTTACTATCTTGAAGGATAGGACACAATGCAATTTGATTGGGTTTTACATTGTAACTAAAAGGAGCAATAGTTTTAATCCCGCGGCACTCCGACTTGGTGTGAGTCTTGCAAACTGCACTGGTGCATATGCTGCCTTTTGTAAGGACAAGTTTTTTAGTGTGGCTAATTATGGATATGATGAATACTTCCTGATTCCTGGCGGAAATGACTTGTCGACCGAAGATGATTCTTTAGAAGATATTGTCGGCAAGCAGTCTACGACGGCTCGAAAACTCAAGGGCGCCTTTATCCAAATGAACAAGGGTCGCCTGCTGAATCGGGTTTTGCTGTCAAAAGTGATCAAAAAGCTGGCATGAGTGTTGCAAAAAGACAACAGTTTGAAAAATAGCTGTTGACTTTATGCAAAACCTGATATATAATGAATTTTAATTGATTGATTGATGAGGTTTATATGATTTCTCTCCAAGAAAAAATTGCTTTTATCACCGAAGCTTCGAAGCGGTACGGCGCTACCGTTACCCGCCAGCAACTGCGGGACATGATGGCTGAAGGTGTCATCAAGCGCCAGATTTGGTTCGAATGCACCAAGTATCGGTGCGGCCGTGCTGAGTACGCACTGCCCTTTGAGGAATTCTCTCTCACCCCTCCTTCTGGTGTTGTTTCCAGCAAGCCTATCGAAACGGTAGAGAATGTGTTGCCGATGGCCAAAAAGACGGAAGTGTCAGCAGTGACGGATGCAATCAAACCCCAAGCACGTATTTCTTCCGTTAAGCGGATGCAAGAAGGCGCCATCATTCCTAAGGTGAATGCTCTGTACGTGCCCTTCGGCTTTTTCGATAACATGAAACGGATCGTGGCCTCGCGCCGCTTTTATCCGGTGTTCGTTTCTGGCTTGTCTGGTAACGGCAAGACTTTCATGGTAGAACAAGCCTGTGCGCAACTCCAGGTGGAATGCCTGCGTGTCAACATCTCTCCCGAAACGGATGAGGATGACCTGATCGGTGGCTTCCGTCTTATCGATGGTGAGACCAAGTGGTTTGATGGTCCTGTGGTGCAGGCTATGAAGTCTGGTGCTGTTCTGATTCTGGACGAAATTGACCGTGGCTCTAATAAGCTCATGTGTCTGCAAGGTGTTCTGGAAGGCAAAGGCCTCTTCGTCAAGAAGACTGGTGAATTCGTGGAGCCCGTGACTGGCTTTAACGTTATCGCTACGGCTAATACCAAGGGCAAGGGCGACGATAGCGGTCGATACATGGCAGCTACGATTCTGGACGATGCGTTCCTAGAGCGTTTTCCTATCACCGTTGAGCAGGAATATCCTGACGTTAAGGTAGAGACTCGCATTCTTACCAAGCTGTTCACCAGTCTTGGTATCAAGGACAAGACTTTTGCCGAGAATCTTGTCAAGTGGGCTGATATCATCCGTAAGACTTTTGCAGAAGGTGCTATTGATGAATTGATCTCCACTCGCCGCTTGTCTCACATTGCGGAAGCATACACCATCTTCAACGATAAGATGGAAGCAATCCGCTACTGCATCAACCGATTCGATGCCGAGACCAAGACTTCATTCATGGATCTGTACACCAAGCTTGATCCTGAAGCTAGCGTTGCGGCACCAGTGAAGCCCGACGAAACTGATAATGAAATTCCTTTTTAATTGAATTAATTATCTCTGAGGACCGCTTGTATGCGGTCCTTTTTGCATATATAATAGTGTATAGTATTTCTTAACATATGGAGAAACAATGGAAATTGAACTGAATCTTGAACAACTTAGAGGCAAGAAAATCTTTTTGGCAACACCCATGTACGGTGGACAATGCCATGGATCTTATACTAAATCCATCGCAGACTTGATGGTAATCTGCACCCAACATGGAATTCAACTCAAGCTGTTTTACTTGTTTAATGAGTCGCTGATTACTCGCGCACGAAACTATCTTGCCGACGAATTTTTGCGAAGTGATTTTGATCATTTGGTTTTTGTTGATAGCGATATTCAATTTGAACCGTATGACATTCTTGTCATGCATCACTATGCAATTAATAATCCTGAAATGGGTGTTGTCTGTGGTCCGTATCCAAAGAAAGCAATTTCTTGGGAGAAGATCAAGATGGCAGTCGATAAAGGATATGCCGATCGTGATCCACAAGTCCTAGAAGACTTTGTTGGTGACTTTGTATTCAATGCAATTGATGGCATTGAAAAATTCAGCGTAGAAGAACCCGTGCAAGTAAAAGAAGGCGGCACTGGATTCATGCTTATCAAGCGTGAAGTATTCACAAACTTTGACGCAATGTGGCCTGAACGTTCGTATAAGCCAGATCATGCACGTACTGTTAACTTTGATGGCAGTCGTGAAATCATGGCATACTTTGAT